TCAACACAAGATTGTGGAGAACCAGTTAAAAGATGCGGCGTTACGCAATGGCGTACGTCCAGAGGCCATCGAAGATGTGCTTTACCGTGGTAAGCGAGTGTGGAAACGCACTGAAAGCAACGGCATTGCAGCATACGATGGCGATACGCCGGCCTACGGTAAGAAGGGTAGCAGCCCGCTTAGCGTGGACGAGTGGTTTGAGGGTTTGCAAGAGCAAGCCCCACATTTGTTTAAGTCCTCCTCTGGCAGCGGCGCTGCAGGCGGGGCAGGTTCACAAGGCAGACGCATTAGCCGTTTCGACCAAGATGCCTTGAATAACAACCTAGAAGCAATCGCGGAAGGCCGCGTTGTTCTTGGCGATTAAGCTACACGGTGTGCAGCGCCCAATGCCCGGTGGGATTGGTTGGTAACCAAAACCTTTGCAATCTTAAGGAGCGAGAAAGATGGCTAACAATGTAAGCAACATCTTACCTAAAATCCTTGCTCGCGGGCTATTGGCACTCCGTGAGCAAGCAGTGATGCCACGCATCATCAACATGGACTATTCAGCGGAAGCAGCGCAAAAAGGCGACACTATCGACGTGCCGATCCCATCAGCGCTTTCTGTTTCAGACGTTACACCTAGCAACGTGCTAGAAGCGCCTGCAGACAGCTCACCTTCAAAGGTGCAGATTTCGCTAAACAACTGGCGTAAAGTTAACTTCCACCTAGACGACAAGCAGTTGGTGGAAATTGACCGCAACGCACACTTTATGCCTATGCAAATGTCAGAAGCAGTGCGCGCACTAGCAAACGACATTAACGGCACCATCCTTGACAAGTACAAGGGTGTTTATGGCTTCGCAGGCGCGGCAGGTACTACACCGTTTACTAACGATGTAACTGCAGCAACAGCGGCACGCCAAGTTCTAAACGAGCAGTTGGCGCCACGCGACAACCGCCGTATGGTTCTTGACTTCGCTGCAGAAGCAAAAGCCCTAGCATTGGCAGACTTCCAGCGCGTAAACGAAGCGGGTGACGCAGGCGTTAAGCGCGAAGGTGAAATTGGCCGTAAGTTTGGCTTTGACATTTTCACTGATGACCAAGTACGTACTCACACCGCTGGCGGTTCTGGTACTCCATTGGTTAACGGTGCATTGTCAGCAGGCGATACTTCGGTTGCAATCGACGGTATGACTGGCACTGACGGACTTGTTGTTGGTGACATTCTTACTTTTGCTGGCCACGCACAAACCTACACGGTTAAAACTGCAGGCACTACATCAGCAGGCGCACAAACTGTGACTGTTGCACCAGCCATTAAAGCATCTGTTGCGGATAACGCAGCGGTTACTGTTAAGGGCGACCACGTAGTTAACCTAGCGTTCCACCGTGATGCGTTTGCTCTTGCGATGCGTCCACTGGCACAAGCTACATCTGGCGATGGTTACGGTTCACAAATCGTATCTATGACAGACCCAGTTACAGGGTTGTCAATGCGCCTAGAGGTATACCGCCAGTACAAGCAGGTTGTGTACGAACTTGACGCGCTTTGGGGCGTTGAGCTTATTCGTCCAGAACTTGCAACACGTATTGCGGGTTAACCAAGATCGGGGCGGCTTCGGCCGCCCCATTACCCTTGGAGATAACCAATGAGTGAACTTATTAAGGTTTGGAAAGATGGCGATTTCGCCCTTATCGAACCTGCACAAAAGCAAGCGTTTTTGGATGCAGGCTGGTCAGAAAAGAATGGTGCAGCACCTAAGCGGGCACGCAACACTGACGGTACACTAAAAGCTGACGATCCAAAAACTCCAGAAGTTAATGAGGCATGGGAAGGCGGTAAAGCACCCAAGCCAATTAAGCGGGGCAGACCCCGTAAGAGTTAAGGAGCGCCATAATGGCCGTCACGTTGGTAGTAGAAGATGGCACTGGCGTATTGAATGCAAACGGCTACTGTAGTGTAGATTTTGCCAATACGTACAATGACCAGCACCCACATGGTGATACGTGGGTGACGTTTGGCACTGCCGACAAGCAGCGGGCTATTATTATGGCCACACGGTTGCTGGATGAAGAAGTAAACTGGTACGGCAGCCCTACCTATAACCTTGCTAGCAGTGTTACCAATAGTAACCAAACAGCCAAGGTGCAGTATCTACGCTTCCCACGCAGCGGCATGGTGGATATGGATGGCTACACGTTAGACCACCTAAGCGTACCGACCTTTCTTAAAAACGCTACAGCGGAACTGGCGCGCTATCTAGCAACCACAGACCGCACTGCCGAACCCGATACGCAGGGGTTTGGTTCAGTTAAGCTTGGCAGCCTTACGGTGGCCATAGACAAGTACGATAACCCACCCATCCTACCGCGCAGCGTGAAGGCGATTATACAGCCATACGGCACGGTACGCGGCGGTGGCGTAGCAGTGGTGCGGAGGGCGTAATGGCATACGG